TGATGCTGTTAATCTTGCAGCTAGATTAGAAGCACAAACTCGCAATTATAAAAAAGAAGATGGTAGTATAGTGAATACACTTTATTCCTCTTATACGATGGATCAGATTGATATTCCATCCGAAGAGGTTGACAAGATAAAGGTGAAAGGAAAAGAGGAATTAGTAACCATCTATAAACCGAAGGACGAATTAAAATAGTTCTTGACATTCTGTTCTTTTTCCTATATACTGTATAATGTATATAATAAGAGAGAGATAAATATTGTTATGGACCCGATATTACACACAATAATCGCAATAGGTTGTATGGCTGGTTGTTATTACACTGGACATCGTTTGGCAATAAAAAATAGTTTTGAACCTATAGTATCAGGTCTGTTAGAAAAACTGGAATCGGATGGTTTTGTCCATACCAAACTTGATAAAGATGGTGACAAAGAACTCATTCCTATTTCAGAGATAATGGCTAAAACATTGCGAGATTCAGTAAAATTATCAAAATAATCTTGACAAATACAAATCCCCGTAAATATAAGAAACTAAGAGGTCTGTCTAGACAGAGCCTCAATATTTGAAGTTAAAGGATATTGGAAGATGAGACACGTTGAAGTATCTCTTATGGAAGAGGATGAACTATCTATTGATGGTCAAGTCAAACCAGCAGGAAAAATAGAAATTCGTGAGTTTGAAGATGGAGAATGGATGAGTGGTACATATAAACCTTCATGGGAAAATGCTATGGAGCATATTAAGGAATATTTAAATGAGAGTTGATGTAAGAAATAATAATGTCGATCAGGCAATGAGGATTCTAAATAAGAAATTGCAGTTGGATGGATTGTTCAATGAAATAAGAGAACGAGAACATTTTGTATCAAAGGGTGGAAAACGCCGAAGAGCAAAAGCTGCTGGTATTCGTAGATGTAAAAAAGAACAACAAAAACGTAAAGAAGAATTGGGATTGTAATATGGTTAGAAAGAAAAAAATTACTGTTAAAACTGACAACAGTAATTGGCAAGCTCCTAAGAAACGGAAACCACGCAAACCTATGTCGGAAGAACAACGGGTTGCAGCTGCAGCACGTTTGGAAAAAGTAAGAGAAAAACGTAAAGAGAAAAATCCCGATTATGGACTAAGTGGAATTGCACAATCTTTAAAGGAGTTATCAGAGGATCATCCAAGACATCCTAAAAAAGTTAAAAAATGGATTAAAACTCAAAAAGACCTTGCAAATTCAGAACGAAGTTCTGTACGACAAAATGTAAAAGGAGCAGTAGCACGATTAGCTATTCATGAAGGATATGTAAGACATATGCAAAAATATCTTAGGGATGGTGATTGGGTTGATGATTTTTATGGTGAACATCAGCAGCATAAAACTCGTTGGAAATGTACTGTATTAGCATATAATGATGATGGAACACCTAAAAGAAGTGTAGGAGTTTTTTATCCAGATATGGGTTGTGTGTATACTCAAGAAATGTTTAACGAAGAGAAAGGTATTTCTAATGTCGAACCAAAAAAACGGAAACGCAAAGGAAAACGACAACATAATACAGGGCCCCTGGCCAAAATCAAAAAGAAAGGTTAAAGTTCCTGATGAAGAATTTCTTGAGTTGCAAGAAAATATGGAATTTGCTGAAGAACTTAACCAAAAAATAATCGTTCAAATGATTCATAGTTTGGGTGAAAATGGTATTGGTGTTGCAGATGAATCTTTTATTCGTGATTTAGGATTGATAATTGAATTGATAAAAGGAAGTATATATAGAAGTATGGGAATTCCCCATCCAACACACGCATTTTTTGAAGCTCTTGTAGACCTTACAGTTGATGAGAATAAAAATATTCAGAGTCAAATTGATTTAACTATGTTCGCCAAATTTGCCGAGCTTAGTGAATATTTTAAGGACGATGATGACATCATTCGTCCTGTGAAAGACGATGATGATGACCCCAAAATTCCATAAACCATTCAGTCCTATGATTATGGAAACAGAAGCACCAAAGAGATTTATTAAAATAATTAATGATACTGCTGATAAAGTGCTTGATAGTGAAACTGCAAGTGTTGAATGGGATTGGTCACATATGCTTGTTGGCAAAGTGCATAAAGAAATTCGAATCCCCATAAGAGATAAAGACAATAAAGAGTTTCTTTTAAATGTAATGAAATCTGGATGTTTGGACTATTTAAAGGAGTCCATAAAAAATGGTACTGCTTATGGATGGAAGAAAATTGCTGGTGATGCAGTTCCAACATTGAATAACATTCATCTAACTCATAGTTGGGTAGTCAGCCAGTATGCTGGGGAATACAATCCTTGGCATCATCATAGTGGTGATTTCTCGTCAGTTATCTATCTTAAACTACCACCCAATATGCATAAAGAGATAGAAGAAGATTTTGAAGACCATTATCCAGCAAATGGATTGATAGAATTTATGTTTGGTGAAAACCAAAGTTTTAGAAGTGATAATTTAAAGTTCAAACCAGTAGCGGGAAAGATGTTGGTATTTCCATCATGGTTGAGACATTTTGTATATCCCTTCAAGAGTGAAGGTGAAAGAAGGAGTATGAGCTTTAACGCCCATATGTTTGTGCCAGAATGATATTAGTTGATATGAATCAAATTTCTCTTGCAAGCATGATGATGCATTTGCATATGAGTAAGTCTAAAGAAATTGATGAGAATATGGTGAGACATATGATTCTCAATTCTTTGCGTATGTATCGTACTCGTTTCTCTTCTGAATTTAATGAACTGGTTTTGTGTTATGATTCCAAACATTATTGGAGGCGTGACTATTTTCCAGAATATAAATCTGGCAGACGAAAGAGTAGAGAAAAATCTGACCTTAATTGGGATGCAATTTTTCTTTGTCTCAATCAGATAAAAGATGAACTTAAAGACAATATGCCATACAAAGTTATAGAAGTATATGGCGCAGAAGCTGACGATATTATTGGTGTTCTTTGTTCAGAATATTCAGAAGAAATCATGATAATTTCTGGAGACAAAGATTTTATTCAGCTTCAAAAATATCCCAATGTAAAACAATATAGTCCAATTACAAAGAAAATGGTGAATGGTACAAATCCAGGCGGATTTCTTAAAGAACATATTTTTAGAGGAGATACAGGTGATGGCGTTCCAAATGTACTATCTCCTGACAATACATTTACTGATGGACTAAGGCAAAGACCCTTGGGCAAAAATAAAATTGCTTCATGGATGGAACATGATTTTGATGATGTTGCTCCTAATGATGAAGTCAAGAGAAATTACCAAAGAAATATAAAATTAATTGATTTAACATATACACCAGAAGGACTTTCTTCAGAGATAATTAATACATATAAGGAAGCTCCATATGGTGATCGTAGCAAACTACTAAATTACTTTATGCACAAGAGATTACGAAATCTCACAGAATCTATAGGAGAATTTTAAAATGAATTTACTAATTTCAGAAGTCTTGGAAAAGGTTTCAAAAGTCAAAACTAAGCAGGAAAAGGTTGATATTCTAAGAGAGAATGATCATCAATCTTTGAGAATGGTTATCAAGTCTTCCTTTGACCCAACTATTGAGTGGGCAATACCAGAAGGTGAAGTTCCTTATAGGCGCAATGATGCTCCAGAAGGAACAGAGCATTCTTCTCTTTCTTACGAATCTCGTAAGTTATACCATTTCATTCGTGGTGGTAATAATCAAATTAATCAGAATAAACGTGAAACAATGTTTATTCAACTATTAGAAGGACTTCATGAAAGTGAAGCAGCAGTTCTTGTTGCTGCAAAAGATAAGAAGTTGCATCAAATGTATAAGGGGCTTTCTGCTCCTGTGGTGAAAGAAGCTTTCAATTGGACAGATGAGTATATGATTGATGACCATCATATCTATCCTCAAACGCCTGGTCCAGCAAATGGCTGATGTTCCTTTTAAGAAATGGCAATGTGGTGCTTGTGGTTTCATATATGATGAAGAACTTGGAGATGAAGAAGAAGGATTTCCCCCAGGCACTCGATTTAAAGATATTGATGATAATTGGATTTGTCCAGATTGCGGGATGACCAAAGATATGTTTGTAGAAGTGGAAGAGTAATGCTTATTGAGGATGATGTTAAACTAGATTATTCTGATGTACTAATCCGTCCTAAAAGATCAACCCTTACCTCTAGGTTTGATGTTGATTTAAAAAGAACCTATACGTTTTACCATAGTGGTAAAGAATGGACTGGCGTTCCTATTATGGCAAGTAATATAGATGCCGTTGGTACATTTGATATGCATGAGGAATTGAGTCTTCATGGTATGGTTACATGTATTGCTCGACATTATAATAAAAAGGGTAAGGTATGGGATCAAGCACAACGTAGAAATAATCTTTGTGTAATGTCTGGTATTTCTGACAAGGAGATATTAGAACTTGTTGGCGTTGCAAATACCTTTCCTGATATCTCATTTGTAGGTCTTGATGTTGCAAATGGATATACCATCAATTTTGTAGAATCTATCAAACATCTTAGAAATTATTTACCTAATGCAACAATTATTGCTGGAAATGTGGTAACGGCAGATATGACAGCAGAACTTATTCTTGCTGGTGTTGATATTGTAAAGGTGGGTGTTGGACCGGGCAGCGTGTGTACTACTCGTATTAAAACAGGAATAGGTTATCCACAATTGAGTGCTGTAATTGAATGTGCTGATGCTGCACATGGTATTGGTGGTCATATTATTGCAGATGGTGGATGTAATTCATCTGGTGATGTAGTCAAGGCATTTGCAGCTGGTGCTGACTTTGTTATGATTGGTGGTATGCTTGCTGGACATGATGAGTGTGATAGCGAATTGGTTTTTGAAGATGATAATCCAGAACCAATTGGTATGGAATTTTATGGTATGGCATCCAAGACTGCAATGGACAAACATGGTCATTCCACTAGAGAATATAGAGGCGAAGAAGGTAAAACGGTTACTGTACCCTATCGTGGACCCGTGAGAGATACTGCTACTGATATTCTTGGTGGTATTCGATCTGCTTGCACTTATATTGGTGCAAAACGATTAAAGGACTTGCCAAAATGCACTACATTTGTTAGAGTGAATAATACACACAACAGGAT